GCGAGGTGCCTGTTGTTTGCGACGGCGTCGGCCACCGCGCCCGCTTGCATTCCGTCGATGGTTAGTGAGGTTGGAGAAAAGATGTGAATCATATAAAAGTGACGGCACAAACCCGGTAGTTTGCGCCTGCAAGAGAAACCGAAGAAGGGGTCGGGTTGATCCAATACACGCGGACGACATTTCCCGAAATGACGTTAGCCTTTAGGATAATCGCGTTGACGTTCATTCCTCCGTTACATTCCACAAAGCAAACCGTGTTTGAATCCGCGCCCGTTAACGTAACGTCCAAAAACTGAGAACCACCGTTGGCGGCAATTGCGCCCGGCTGGTGATAAAAGCCAGCGGTTACAATGCTGCCAATTGCCCCGCCGTTGCCGCCTATTTTCACGGGCGCACTAAATTGCAGCGGCTCTAAAGTGCTGCTTCGCATGAAGCACGAAAAAATAGCCTTTGGGGTGCCGTCTGGCTTTGTCCCGTAAAAAACAAAGTTGTTGTCGCTCTGGCAGATCAGGGCAGGCGAGGACCCCGATGCGTCCGGCATTGAGATCTTGCGGTTGTTCTCAATCAGCGCGTCCCCTCCCACAACATGCAGCCGGGCTTGCGGGGAGGTTGTCCCGATGCCGAGGTTGCCTGCGGGATCGAACCCGCTGTGGGTCGTTAAGCCGCTCCCAAAAAAGAGCCTTCCCGGAAAGGTCGGCTGCGTGCCGCCGTAAAGCTGAATGAAAGCGCCGCAATTTGCCGTGTTTGGCTGCGAACTGCCTGCCACAATCGTATACGCGGAGGAGTTGGACGGTCCGAAGACGTTGAAAACATTTTGGATCGTTCCCCCAACGGTCAGGTTCCCCGAGAGCGTGGTGTTGTTGGAAACGTCCCACTTAGCCAGGATCGCGGTTACCGCCGTGTAACCGTCATTGACTCGCTCAAGGTTTACACTCCCCGCCCCGTCGTGCGCCAACCGGCTGTATTTTTTATCAACCGGCGCGGAGTTGTTCTTGATCTGCCAAAACGGGTAGAGGCTCCCTTCGATGTTGAGCTGCTGGAGCGTTGGCGTGCTCGTCCACGATGCCGTGGAGCCGTTCGTTGTCAGGAGCTTCCCCGCGTTGCCGGTCTGCGTCGGGAGAAGCGCCGTGAAAACGTTGAGCGTCGGCGGCGGCGTGGTTTCGACTGTGACGGTTATGTCAGGCATGGGTCAGCGTGTGACTTGTTTGGAAAGCGTCACAGACCCTTGCGCCACGCGAAGCGCGGTGCCGTCCGCGAACGTAACGAGCACGTCGTAAACCGCCGTGGAAAAGCTCAGGTTGCGCGTCTGCGCTGCGGTGAGAGAGAACGTGGCACGCCCGGTCTGAATCGGGTCTTTCGTCACGGTGAACTCTTGGAGGATGGCTTGACTTTCTGCCGTCGGGCGGATCTGCGCGGCAAGGGTCGCCGTCGTCAGCGGGATGAGCCCCGCCCCGGCATCATAAAAAACCATCGCAAACGAGAACGTCGCGCCCTGGTTGATTTCTAGGTTGTAGGTCTGCGCGGCCATTTAGAATTTTATGAAGTACGGGAAGGCAACGTTACGCGGGCGCGTTTCGGTGCCGCCGTTGCTGGACGTTGTGTAGCCGTTGAACGAAGAGCCGCCACCGTGTGAGGTCACGGAATAGAAGCTGAAAACACCTTGCCCGGTGTTGGATGCGCTCGTCGTGAACGCGCCGACGTTGTGGCTGTGTGCCTCCAGCATGTCGGCTTGTGCGCTGCCCAAAGTGCGCCCTGTGTCCGCTCCGCGCCCTTCGTCGAGGCCTCGCACAAACTCGCCGCGAAGGTCGGGCAGGTTGAAAGTCGTTGATCCGTTGCCGACGCCGTAGGTCGTCCCGATTCTCGCAAAAAGGGCGGCGTAGGTTGCCCTTGAAACTGCCTGCCCGTTGCATTTCAGCCAGCCCACCGGCTCGGTCGTCTGCGGGAATGTCGTAATCATCCCGAGCAAAAGGCCGTCGATATACTGCTTTGTCGCGGCGTGAAGCGCTGCGGTCGGGTCCGCTGGCAACGTCAGCGGGCCTCCCAGAATCAAAGCTCCCGGGATTGCTGCGTTGTTGTTGCCGTCGAACCCAAGCAACTGCGTTCCAGCTGTAAAGGCGTCGTTGACGCGCTCAAGCATCACTGCTCCGTTGCTCCAATTTGAAAGGCGCGTTATGCGTCGATCGACTGGCGCTCCTGTGTTCTGAACAATAAAACTTTCGCCCACAACGTGAAGCTTCGCTAGTGGCGCGGTTGTTCCGAATCCTACGTTTCCGGCTGCTGTTATAACTCCGGTTGTTGCGCTGTTGCACCCAAACACCATCAAGCCAGGAGAGCCCGCTGCCGTGCCGCCATAGAGCGAAATCCACGCGCCGGACGTTGCGACGCCCGGGTCAGAGCTGCCCGCAACGATGCTCCACGCGGAGTTATCCGCCGCGCCCTTAAGTGTTCCCTGAACGTTTCGGATTGAGCCATTGACCGTGAAGTTTCCGTTGGTGGTCAACGGGCCTGTCATCGTGTCGCCGGTTTTCAACACCCATCTGTTGAGCGCCGCGAGTTTTAGCGGGGTGATGAATCTTGCGTTGTCCGTTCCTGCGTCGGTCTCGGCTTGCGTGGCGATTTCCGCGACGCCCTGTGCGGTCTCGCTGGCGGGCGGGTATTGGAAAGAGGCGCTGCCGATCGTGACGCTTCCAGCGGGAACGCCCGTCATAACGAAATCGAGCGCGAAGAGCGCAACTGAGCCGCTGCCCTTGATGAGAATGGGGGCCGTCTGTGAGTAGATGGCAAAGAGCGTCCCCGTGGAGGTAATCAAGCCGACTTCGCGGACGGTGTAACTGTCGGCGGAGGAGTCGGAGGCCGTGATGTGAATCGTTCCCGGCGTCGGCACGCTGGAGCCTTCGGGCGTGATCTGTTTGATCTGCGCCACAAGCGCGGTTTGCGAGCCGGTCGCGGTGTAGCCGCTGGAGCCGATGGCGACTTGCGAAAGGACCACGGGACCAATGCTCCCGGAGGCGGCGATGGCGGCTTTCCCTGCGTTGGTGATGAGGAAGTTAAGCGCGGGCATTTGTTACGGGTAAGAGGCTGCGCCTTCGAGGCGGTCGTAGAGAGTCGGGTTGAGAATCCCCACGGTGTTGACTTCGCCTAGGAAGCCCTGCACAAGCTCGACAACCATTTGAGAGCGGACCGGCTTGACGCGGTTGACGGCCTCGAAGATCGAGTCTTGGACGTTCGCGGGCGTCGTGATGAACGAGGCGAGAAGCTTAAACGTGTGAGGGGTGCCGGGCGGCGTCTGCTGCCACCACTCCTGGAAGGCGCTCCCGATGCCGAGGCTTTCGAGCACGCTGCGCACTGCGCCCACGGTGCCCTTGCGGCGGTGGACGTCGATTGACGCGGCGATGACGCGGCGTTTTTGCTCCTCGGTCCAGTTGGCGTTCCACTCGTCCACCGAAAACCCCCACGCGAGCCAGGGCAGGAGGTTGGCCGGGCAGGTGTCGGCGTTCCAGAGCGTGCGCTGCGGCGCGGGCAATTCCGTTGCGCGCTGCGTTGCGGCTTCCATTGCGCGCTCTTGGTCGGAGCTGTTCGGAGGGAGCAGACTCATTCAGCCACCCCCGCGTGCGTGATGTTTAGGCCTGTGCAAAAAGCGGCCTGCGCGTAGTTGACGGTGATGTCGGCGGCGGGCTGCGTCAGCTCGACACGCTGCACCCCGGCAACGTGCAGCGCGGCGAAAATCCCAGAGCGCGGGATGTCGTAGCCGATGCGGTGCTGAGCGTCCGCGAATGCCTGCGCGGCGGTGAGCGCCTGCTGAATGACAACGGCGGAGTCCGGGCCTGCGTAGGTGTAGAGCGTGGCCTGGATCGTGTAGGGGATGATGGTTGCGCCCTGAACAGTCACCTGATCCGTCAGGGGTCGGACATCCTCGTCGTTGAGGATCGCGGCGACCTCGGAAATGACGGTGGAGGAAACGGCCCCGCTGCCGGTGGTCCCGAGGAGGGTCACAAGAACCTGCCCCGGCGAGAGGATGGGAGGGCCGGTGACGGAGGCGTGTTTCACGCTCTCGGATTTGAGCGCGTGGTAAAGGTAAGCGCCCTCGGGGCCTGCTGTGCTGAGTCCCTCAAGCGCCAGGGTGATGCGATAACGGAGGTCGGCGTCGGCCTCCATCACTGCCTCCACGGGCGGGATTGCGGACGGGTTGCCAGCAACGAGCGTTTTGCGAGTGACGCCGAAAAGCGCGCCGAGGTGCTCAAGGTCTGCGCCGGTGGCAAATGCGAGCATGACGGCGCGGGAGGCGTCGTTGATGCGTTGGCGGAGCAAAAGCTCGCGGTAGGCCGCAACCTCAAGAATTTTCCACGCGGGGTCAGACTCCACCAAGGCCGTGAAAGCGGGATCTCGCGCTTGAAGGTCCGCAACCATCGCGGCGAGGATCGCGGAGAAGTCGAGCGTCTCCACCACTTCCGGCGCGGGGATGTTTGAAAGGTCAATCGCGGTGAAGCTGCTCATATGACGATGCCGTCCACGGTGACGGGTTGGCCGGTCGGTAAATAAACGCCCTCAAGCTCCAGAGTTACGCGCCCGTCAGAAACTGCGCTGGCGAAAACGCGAGCGATTGCAAGGCGCGGCTCCCATTTCTGGAGGGCGTCAATGGTCGCCACGTAAAGCTCGATGAGGGTCGAGCGATTCAGCGGGGCGTCCACAAGCTCGAAGAGCCTTGAGCCGTAATCGCGGAGCATGACACGCGAGCCCAGCGGACAAGACAGAATGTCCTGAATGCTCTGGCGGAGGTGCTCCACGCCGGAGAGAGCCTTGCCTGTTGTTTGATTCGTCCCGCGCACGGCCGAACATTAGGCGCGGCCTGTTCCGGGCGTCTTGTGCGCGTTTGCTCGCTACGGGTTCGGGCCTGCGGTGTTGGAGATTCCCGAGGTGACGCCGCTGTGCGTGTGCGTGGAAAGGGCAATGCCGTTGCTCGTGAGCGGTCCGCCTGTCTGCGTGACGGCGCCGTTGATGTTTAACCCGGTAGCGGAGGTGATTTGAATCCCGGACGCCGAGAGAACAAGCTGCGTGCCGCCCACGGTGAGGCGGATCGCGTCGGAGGTGACTTCAAAGGTGGAGGATGCCCCGGCTTTCACCGTGGCTTTGCCCCCTGCCGGGATGCTGATTGCGTAGGCGTGCGCGGCTCGGTCGTACTCGACCACGGCCCCGTCTGCGTAAGTCGTGCGGGAGACCGTCGCGGCGTCTGCGTTGGCCGGGCGGTCCTGTTTGTAAACGCCCCCGAGGACAAAGCCCGCGCACAAGTCGCCAGCGGGCGAAAGAACGAGGACTTGCTCCCCTACCTCGGGAGCGTGCCACGTTTTATCCCCACCGGCGCGGGAGGAGACCCACGGAAGCCAGGCCGTTGTGTTTTTCCCGAGCTTCACGCGCACGCGGGCCTTGGAATAATCCGCCTCAAGGATCGTCCCCGCCCTGGTCACGTTGGCGAGGCGGCGCTCAAGCTCTCCGATGCGTGCGGCGCTCATTCGGGCGGGATGATGCGGCGATAGTAAGGCTCATTCGGCACGCCGATGTAAGGAGCCACGCCGAGGAAGATTTGCGTGGGCACAACGCCCACTCCGTCCCAAATGGAAGCGCCCAAAAATGCCGTGTGCGACCACTCCACGCGAAAGGTCTCGTATTCCTCCGAGAACGTCTCGGGCGTGGCGCTCGCAAAACGCCCCGGGCTGAGCGGGCTGCTGAAGCGGTTCCCCTGCACGAATTTTGCGACCTGCGCGGCGAGGAGTCGCACGCCCAGCTTGCCGCCCTGTTTGTAAGTCGCCACGCATTCGGCGGAGAATCGAAGCTCGACCTCTAGTTGCTCGGTGCCGGTGTCGTAGGGGTTCGCCGGTGCGATTTGCTCAAGCTCAAAACGGATCGCGGGGACGGTCAGCTTTTCGCCGGGGCGGTCGTAGTAGTCCACGGAGACGCCGGGGAACGCGGCCAGAAAGGCCGTTTTCATCGCGGCGTGAAGGTTGGTCAGGTTGATTTCTGGCGTCCCCATTTCAAGGCCCTTTCAAATTCCGCGAGGAGGCGCGGCCCGATCTGCTCTTTGACGGCGGCCATTGCCGCGTCGCCTTCGCTGCGGATGTCGTGCCCGGCGCTTTTTTCGATTGGCAAACGCGCCTTGCCTTTGCGTTCGAACACGTTGCCGCCGAATTTTTCGACGATGAAGGCCCCGGGGCGCTTGGCCGGGCCTGCGGTGACGCCGGATGCGGTTTGGCGAGGATTCAGGCGGTTGAGTTTGATGGGCGAAAGGCCCAGCCAGACGCGGCCTTTCTGGTCGCTGATTCCGACGAACATTCTCCCCTTGATGATGCCGCCTTTAACCTTCACGGCGGAGGCGACCTTCCGGCGCACCTCGTTCCCTGCCCAGCGCGAAACGCGAGCGATTGCGATTTTCATCGCGTGGCGCGTGCTTTCGTCTAGAACGCGCCCGGCGACGAGCGCGACTTTTTCGAGGTCGTCGGCGCGGACTTCGAGAAACTCACTCATGAGCCAGGGTGACAGTTGCAAGGCCGGTGCCTTCGGGCTGAATTTGAATGATCGAATACGTCTGCCCCGCAACCTCCACCAGCGACTCTCGAGCAACGCCCGCAAGCGCGGCCATCTGGCACGTTATGCGCGGCTGCGTCGTGTCGAGCACGGTTTCCCCGACGGACCTGTCAAAAAAGGCGTTGTCGAAGAAACACTGCACAAGGCGCGGTTGCCCGCCAACGGTGAACGTGGCCGTCTGCGCGTCGAGCCCGGTGAAAAAGGCCGCGAGGTTTTCGGGCATGGCCTACTTTTTGCGGGGCTTCGGCTCCTCGGCGGGTTGCGGCTCGGGCTCAGGCTCGGGCTTTGCAATGACCGGCACTGCCACGCCCCGCCCCACTAGCTCGCGGGCCACGGATTCGGAGACCTCCACGGATTCACCGGCTTTGACGGGTTCCCCGCCAATGAGAAGGCTTTTCAAAAGCTGAACGATTTTCATGCGGGCACGATAGCTGCGCCCCTCCCCTGGGGTCTTGTGCGCGTTTGCTATAGCGGCGGAATGCGAATGAATGACCCGCAGAATGAGAGGTTGCGGAATTTCTCGAAGCACCCGTCGCCCTCGCGGGAGCCTGCGGCGTTGGTGTTCCCTTCGATTGTTTCAACGATGCCGCGACCGGCGAAACGTGAGACGATGCCGATGTGAGAAAGGCGCGGGAGAAAAATCACGATGTCGCCGCGCTCTGGCGTGTAGGCGGTCGAGCTTGAGGAGAACACAACGCACCCGGCCTTCCGCGCCCACGGGAGCCAATCGCGGACGGCTGCAAACCTGGGAGGGACGCGCAAACGGATTGCGGCGCTTTGCCTGTCGGCCTCCTGCACGCAATAGGAGGCGAAAGCGGAGCACCACGGCTCACGGTGTTTGCCCCCGTCCGGGTAGTTTGTCGCGGACCAAAATTTATCCACCCCGGCAAAACGGTTGGGCGTTGTTTCCCGCGTCCCGACATACTGCGCTGCAATGTCGGCAATGATCGCCCTGGGGTTGCTCATATGGTTTCGAGCTTGGCGCTGTCGTCGTGTTTCCACGCGGGACCGCCTGCGATGCGGAGGGCGCGGTAAACCGTGGCGACTTTCCAAGCGGGAGCGCCCACGGCCTGCATCTGCTCAGCGAGCACGGCGTCGCACTGCTGGCGGGTCAACGTCTTCGTGTAGAGGTCGCCCTGCACGGCATAAAGGTAGTCGTGCACAAAAGCCGGATAGAGCAGGTCGGGGTCGGAGTTGGCTAGCAAAGCCCAGACCGGTCGCGGCACGCTGGCCCCGTCCGTCAAAAACCCGTCCGGGATGACAAGCCGCCCGGCGATTGCGGAAAGGCACGTTAGGTCGCGCTGAAATTCGCCCCACCAGCGGAGCGGAAGGCCGCGCCCGATAATCTCGCGGCGTGGGAGCTGGCGAATTATGGCGCTGGACTGGAAACCGATCATGAGGAGGCGCAAGCGCCGAAAAGGAAGAGCACGGCTGAACCCACCAAAAGCCCCACGAGCGTTGCGCGGCGAAACGGGCAGGACTCTGCCGGGCATTTCTCGTATGCCTTGAGGGTGCCAACGGCTAGGCCGTGGTCGCCCTTCATCTTGTTGATTTCCTTCCTCATTTCGTTCCGGTCGCGCTCGCATTGCTCCGACTTCCCCCAGAGGAGTTTGGCAACCCAAACAAGCGCGGTGGTCACGGACCCGATGGCGGCGATGAGGGCTTGCTCCAAGCTCATAATTCCACGGTGATCTCGGAGAACGGGAGAGGATACGGCTTCGGGTCCAATGCCAGGAGCTTGCGAAACTCAGCAATGAAACGAGCCTGCGCCTCCTCAAATGTCAGGCGTTCCAGCTCGACGATGGGCATTGAGATGCGCCGGACAACACCGTTGCACGAACCTGTCACGGTTCGCAGCCCGTCCGCGTCGGTTGCGAATATGTCGGTGATGGTTAGTTGAGGCATCGCTTAGAACCCTTTCACGGTCACGTAACCGGCTGTCACTGCGCTACCTGCCGTGCTCACCCTTGCCCGGAGGAGTTGGGCCTGCACGTCGTTGACGGTGGCCCGAACCGTGGAGCTTGCAACCGCCGTGAGTGGCGAGCCTAGCGCGTACCAGGTCGCGCCGTTATCGTCCGAACCCTCAATCTGGAGAGCCGGTGGCGTTGTCGCTGCGCCGATATTGACGACTAGCTGCGCGTTGCGGCAGTTCTGCACGTTGAGGCTCGGAGTGGCGCTGTTGAGCGTGGTTAAAACCACGCTGCGGTCCACGTTCTGCCGCACCGGGTCAGCCATGTCGGAGCATTGGAGGCGGTTGATGGCGCGGGTAAAGCTGGGTGTTGTGCCGCCCACGGTCTGCACGTAGCGCACACGGTTCCCGGTCAGAGGGAGTTTCGGGCTGCGATAGATGCCGGTCGCGGTGATGCGGGGGATATCGTACACCCGAAACCAATTGGTGCCGCCGTCGTCGGATTCCTCAATGGTAACGTCTAGAGTTGGGTTTGTGCCGGTAGCCGCTGTGACAGGAATGTTGACCTCGTAGGAGCAACCAAACGTGGGAGTGAAAGCCGCCGTTGTCGCGGTGCTCGTCAGGGCTGCGGAAGCAACGTCGGCGATGGTTCCAGGAATCCCTTGATTGGATGATGTAACTGCCCCAACGGTTGTGACGGTGCCGAGTGTCTGCGCTGCGGACAGTCCGACCGTCCATGCGCCCGATTGAGCGACGGCGGGGGAGTTGTTGACGGAGACTCCCACAGAATTGGCGATGTCTCCCGTCGGTCTAGCCATAACCTCCACCCGTTCGCGCTCGAAGTCGAACACGCGAAGGAATGAAATGCGGAGGTCCGTGCGCTTGATGACGCCGCCGCCACAGTTAGTCGTGGTCAGCGTGGAAGGCACGGTGCCGCCGCCGACGTACTCAAGGAAAAGGTTTGTTGTTGCGATGTCGCGCACCCGCCACGCGCCGTCAATTCCAAGGCTTGCTCCGGTCGCGGCATCGCGCAGCCCAACGAGTTCGACAAAATCGCCGTTGAGCACGCCAGCCCACGCAGCACTGCCAACGAGCGTCAGAATCCCGGAAGCGATGGTCGCGGACTGCGCGGCCATTGTAAGAGCGCCGAGCGCCGACATAAGGTTGCCGCCTTGGATTTTGGCCACATAACCGCCGTAACTCGTCACGGTCGAGGCCGTGCCGACAATGATGGTGTAGGTGTTGGCTCCGGTCACCGTGACTGCTGTGGCCGTCGTGATATTCGGGAAACTCGCCGCCGCTTGGTCACGAATGCCGTATTGAACCACCACGTCACCAGTTACAAGGCCGTGGTCGGTTGCGGTGGTAATCGTGGCCGTGGTGGTGCCGCTCTTGACTGCGGATACAATCTGCGCGCTCGGTGCCGTCAGCGCCTTGTTGTTGGCCGCTCGGAGCCGGAACTTGTAGGGCTTCGAGTTGTTGGGCACCACCTGGGTGCGGTTCACAAACGCGGTCAGCGCGGCGGTGGAGTCCACCGGCGTGGACGCCCACTGCACGCGGTCGGCCATCAGGGCGAGCCTGTATTCGTTGGTCGGCTGGAACGCATACGTTCCGGCAGAGTTGAGGGCCTGCAAACTCGCGGTCGTGAGAATGGTTGCCGAGTGGTTGCCTGCGGCGGTGCCGCTGGGCAGCGAATCCCCCGCATCGCTGCGGATGTAGGCGCTGGCGTTTGTCGCTGTGGCGTTCTCGAAAATGATGCTAGTTCCGTCCTTCGCGTACCCCAGAGCTGGCCGGAAATATACGAACCCTTTTGCGCCTGCCGGGTCTGTGATGGTCTGCGAAGGGATGTTTCCTCCGGGGCCTGCCGTGGCGGTGAAACTGGTGGGCGTCGGAATCGTGGCGACAACGAGCGCGGGATAATTCGCGAGCGGGTTGGAGCACCCCGTGATGCCGATGCGTTTACCGGGAACAAGATCGTGCGCCGTTGTAGTTACCACCGTCAAAACGGACAGGGCTTGCGAAATGCTGGCGATGGTGATGTCAGGCTGAACCGGGAGAAAGTCGAGCGAAACAAGCTCAATCGCGAACTCCTGCCCGAGCGTCCGCTGCGAAAGGTGCGCGCCGATCGAGACCTCAAGCGGCATCTCAAAGCGGTTGGCGTTTTCAATGACGGTTTCCGTGCCCGCAAAAAGCGGACTCTTGGAAATCGTCAGATACGAGCACGCCAGCGCGTTGCCCTCAGCGCGTGCGATGTCGCCATTTGCGAGGACCTGCACCCAATCCGAGCCGGGCGTGTTCGGCGCGTAAACCTCGAAGCTTTCGCGGTATTTTGTGGTAATGTTCGAGGCGCTTGCGCGGAGGCTCCCGTTTACGTCGGTTTTGAGCGTTCCGGGCGTGCCGTCGGGGCGCTCGGTAATGAGAGGAATCTGGTAGTCGTTAGGCATGAGGAGAGGAGGCTTGCGGGCTCATGTCGCCGCCCTGGGTGTGAGCCGGGGCGGCGGTGATGAACTCGCTTAGGCTACGTTTCCGAAGCAGAAGGACGCTGCGCGGCGAACGCCGAAGTCAACGTCTTGCATGGCCACAACTTCCACGCGCCCGGAGCGCGCGCCCGAGTAGGGGTTGACGGTCAATTCAACTCCGCCCCAAATCGCCAGCATGAAGTCGGCAAAGTTTCCGAAGAAAACGTGGCCGTTTGCGACTTGGTTGGTGATCTCGGTGCGGTAGCCGTTGACGGTTCCGCCCGGCTCCCAGAGTGCCAGGGAATCCGTGCTCGTGCTGAGGCGGCGCGAGGTTTTTGCGTGCCCACGGAATCCTGCGTTTGCCACGTAGGCCATTGCGGCCACATCGGCGTTATCGAGGGAAATCTCGGTTTCCATCTGCACCAGCTCGGCAAAGGTCGGCTTGGCTGCGGTGGCAAAAGTCACGGTGTTGACGCCCGCAGTGCTGCGGATGCCGACGGGCGCGGCCCCGGTGCCGTCGCCATAGAAACCGGCAAGGTCGATGGTCTGCGAAAGACCTCTCGCAAGGTCTGCGCGGACAAGCGCCTCAACGGAGAGGCTGGATTGCATCATGGCGCGGCGCGTGATTTCGGAGACGGACCCGACGGTTTTGGGGCGAAGCTGCAAGAGGCCGAAGTCGATGTCTTCTTTCGGGACGTTTGCGTCTTCCCCCACCCAATAACCCTTGGTCCCGGTGGTCTGGCGCGGAATGTCGAAGTTTCCGACAAGCCCTCCCATTTCGGTCCCGAGCTGCATCAGCACGGTGCGATTCCTCAAGAGGTCGATGAAGCTCGACGCAAGAAGCGTGGTCTGCACGGTGTTTCCAGCCGTGCCGGTGTAGCCTGCGCCAGACGCAATGGAAATGGTATTGGTTCCGCGCTGGCCCATGAGCGGCTGGAGAAGAACGTCGCTCGGGATCATCGTCCCTTTGATCTCCCGGTGATTCACGCGCTCGGATGCGGCGCTGCACGCATCCAACTCGAAAGCGGCAGCGTTTTGCGCGTTGCGGTCGGTCGGGTCCGTGAGTGCGCGAAGGAGCTTCACAAAGGAGAAGCTCCGGGCTTCCTTTTCGCTCAGGCCGATGGGTTTTGCACCGTCCGCCACGCGGCTGTTCCTCTTGTTCATCTCCTCAAGGAAAAGCTCGCGGGCTTGGTCGATCGAGCGGCCTTCTTCGATGGCGCGCAATGCGGCGTCGTTCATGCCGTATTGCTTGCCAGCGGCCAGGATCGACTTCACGCGGTCCTGCTCGGCTTGGCGTCCGGCGCTGCGCTCGGCTTCAATGGAGATTTTGGGCTCGACCGGAGCCACGGCGGGCGCGGGCTGCGCGGGCGTGTTTTGGGCGTGTTGTTCGCTCATAAAATTTTCTGTGTGGAGGTTGCGGCCCACTCCAACGCTCGGATCGGCGGGAATGGTGACCAGACTAATTTCGTAGGGTTGCCAGTTGCGGACTTCGTAAACATCGGGGCCGCTTTCGCTTTCCTGCAAAAGTTTGACCTCGGTTATGCGATAGCCGACGGAGACTTTCGTCAGGATTCCGTCTTGTACGTCTTGCCATGCCTCCTCGGCGTCTTCGGATTTTCCGAACCGGACCACGGCTCGGCCAAATCCATCGGCGTCGATTCTGGCGGATTCGACCACGCCCAGCACTGCGTCCGGGTCGTGGTTGAAAAGGAGGTTCGCCCGGTCGTTGAGGCGCGAGAGGTCGCAAGCGCCCGGGGCGTGTGAAAGTTTTTCCGCGACTCCGGGCCAGCGTTCCAACTCAACGTCGGAGCTGAAAGCGAGTTCCACCGTGCGCGCTGCGGCGTCCACGCTTGCAACGCTCAAGACGCGCCGCATGGGCTCCGCGAGGAATTTGTTGAGGACTGACATTGACGCGAATTTATGCGCCTGCGCTCGGTCGGTCTTGTGCGCGTTTGCTCGTCACGGCTCAGGAGCGGGCGCGGGCGCTGGAGGCGCTGAGCCTGCGGGCACAAGCGGGACAATGCCGCGCTTTTGAAGCTCGCGGTTTTCGCGCTCGATCTCGTCCCAAACATCCTCGGGATCTCGGTTGGAGGTCTCGCGGATGACCTCGGAACGGCTCTTGAACCCCTGCGAAACTGCGCGCTCGTTGGCGCTTTGCTCGCTGGCCGGGTCGATCCAAGGCCAGCGCCTTCCGGTGAACGATACGGCCTTGTATTTTTCGAGGCGCTCGAAGCGAAGCGGCTTTGCGTTGATGGTGATGATCTGGCGGAGGAGCGCCACCTCAAGCCACCGCTCGAACATCGGGACCACAACGCCCTTGCAAAATGACGTTTGCAAACCCTTCCACACTTCGCGCTCGTCCAGCGCGCCCTGCCGGATGCTGGAGAAATTGACGCTCGTCAGGTCGTTGGCGAGGTTGTGATAGGACACGTTAAGACCGGCCCCCAAGCTGCGGACCATCGACTTGATGAAAGGCTCGATCGTCTGCTCCGGGAATTGGGGCGTCCAGTCCACGAAATCGCGGTTGCCTATGTCCTCAAAAACGCCCGGCTCGGCGTCCATGTTCAGCGGGTCCTCCTCCTCGGAGGCGTCCGGGTTTTTAAAGAAGCCCATTTTTGCGGCTCCAATTCGGGCGTTTGTCACGGCGGCGTCCTCGAAGCCCGAGAGCATTCGCATTCTCCAGAGAGCCGTGCGCCCCGGAGGGAGGCCGCGCTTCTGCCCCACCTTTTCAGGCAAAAACCAATGAATGACGTCCTTCGCGGGAACGCGCACGTATTTAATCCCGGAGTGCGACACGTAGCCCACTTGCCGCTCGTCGTAGTCTCGGAAATAGTAGGCGAGCGGGCGGTTGTCCTCGTCCATCTCGATCCCGTGACGGATCATGGTTCCGCTCGTGGTCTTCTCGTAGTGCGTCGGGTCGAGTCGAACCGGGTCGATGAACTGAAAAGCGATGCCGTGCGCGTATTGCGGGCCGTATTTTGCCACGGCCAAGACTTCTCCGTCGGTCGCCCAAGTTGAAATGGCAAGGCGCTCGGCGTCGGAGCGCGAGAGGGTGCCGCTGGCGTCGAAGTTGCCTTTCTGGCTGAACTGCTCGAACGCTGCTTCGATGGCTCCGCTGGCCAGAATATCCATCGTGCCGCCCGGGTCGCGGATTTGCGCGGCGAGGGAGAAACCGGAAGGCCCGGCCACGTTGTCGCGGACAAGCTGCGCGAATTTGCGAAAGTGGTCGTAGTCCTCGGCGGCCTTGCGCGAGCGCGCAACGTAGGCCGTCCACTCCTGGTAAATCTGAGCGTCTGCCGTGGTCGGGGTGACGCCCCAAGAGCTTTCCAAGCGGCCCGTCTGCGCGGCCTGGGCAATGCTGCGGATCTGAACGGAGGGCGCGGGACGTTGCGCTTTTTTGGGCGCGCTGCGGATCTGAACGGAGGGCGCGGGACGTTGCGCTTTTTTGGGCGCGCTGCGGAGGAAGTCGAAGAGGCCCATAAGTTACACGCTCACGGCGATGCGAGGCCCGAGGCCGTTGTTTCCCGCCCCCACGCGGTCCTCCCTGGCGAGTTCTCGCCGCCAGAAAGCGAGGAGGTCCTGAAGCTCCTTGATGGTGTAGCGTTCCAGCTCGCGGTTGTTGATGCGGTAGCGGCGCGCCTCAAGCGTGGCGCTCCCGGAAAGCATGGCCTCGATGTTGGCGACGGCTTTTGCGGCGTTGCTCCGAACGTCCGTCCCCGGGGCGATGCTGGACGCGGACGGGAGCACGCGAAGGCGCTGGCGCGCCACGATGGAGGTAAGGCCTGCGAGCACTTCGCGGACTTCAAAGCGGTATTCCCCAGCGTCCCAAGTGGTGGTGTTGGCTGCGATTGAGAACTCCCCGGATGCGCTCTCGGTCGCCGCGACCGTCTGCGAGGAAGGCCCGGCAAAGAGGAACGTGACAACGGCCCCGGGCGCTGCGGCTTGTGTAAATTGGAGAGTTTCGCCCGCGCTTATCGTTACCATTGAGAAATGAAAGGAATTCGCGCCCGTTTTCTGGGCGGCGGTTTCCTGTCATTTGACAACGGGGGCGGCGGGTCGTCTTGTGCGCGTTTGCTCGCGTCCTCTTGGGGCTGCTGCGGGGGCGCTGGCGGTTCCGGGTTTGCGCGGGCTGCTTGTGCGCGCTGCTGAACGCGAAAAGCGATTTTGTCGAATTGCGGAGCGCGAAGGACCAAGGCGGCGAAGGCGTAGACGCGGCAGTCGAGCGCTTCGTTTCGCTGCCCGGAGGCCTTGATCCACTCGCGCCTCGGGAAGCCCTTCACGAACTTGGTCAGCATCTTTTCAGCGGTGAGCTGCTTGAAATAGTCCGTGGCCCTTCCCATCGGAAAATGGCAGTAGCCCGGGCCGGGCGCGGTCAGTTTCAGGCGCTTCATGATGACGCTCTTGGCTTGGTCAACTCCCACGATGTAAACGTCCACGGGTCGCTTTGTCTTGGCCCCTGCGCGGCGTCGAGACGGGTTGCCCACGATGGGAACGCCCGGCCCGCCCTTCCCCTTTACTGCAAACACGCGGGCTCCGCGGTGCCGTTTTGCGTATTGATAGACGGCTTGCGTGTTGTGTCCGCCGGAGTCGATGCACGCGGACTCGATGACCAGTTGCCCGCCGCTTTCGTGGCGCCACGGCTTCCTTAGGTAGTCGGTTAGGTCGTTCCACGGGCTGCCCGCTGCGCCCTCTGGAATGTCGGGGTCCCCGAAAATGACGCGGTAGTCGATCGACCAGCTTTCCTCTCCGCCTGCCCACGCCACCACTTCCACCTCCAAACGGTCGGGCTGAGTGTCAACGCCAGCAGTGAGCACAAGGCCGCGTTGCGGGATGTCGGCGTCGGCGGGGAAAACCTCGCAGCGTGAAATGAGGTCGTGCTCCTGAACGGCGTCCCCGGCTTCCTCCCAAGTCTCCCCGAGGCAAGTGTTGACCCAAACTTGGAGCGTGGAGGGGTCGTCTTTCGACGCGAGGAAGTCCCGGACGATTTCCGCCAGGGTGCGCCACGGAGAGTAAGCTTCCCAAACGTGGAAGCCCGCGACCCCGGAAAAAGGGGCGGTCGCTTTCCAGACGCCACGGGAAACGGCGGCGTTCTTCTGCGCGTTGGTGAAAGTCAGATTGCATTCCGGGCATTTCATCGCGGCGTCGTCCGGCTTGCCCTCAGGCCAAACGACATTCCCCCACTTCAAAACGTGTTCGGATCCGCAATGCGGGCACGGGATGAAAAAAAAGCGGCGGTCGGATCGGCTCCATTCGTTCTCGATGCGGGAGAAGCCTTTGACGGTCGGTGTTGAAACGGCCATGACGCGCCGGTTCCAAAAGTTATTGGTCCGCTTCATTGCAAGGCGCATCGGGTCGCCCTCGGTCCCGGCGCTGGCCGGGTAGCGGTCCACCTCGTCCATTAGGAGAACGCGAATGGGGCGCGATGCCAGGGAGGCCGGGGCGTTGGCTCCTGCGAGGGTGACGTGTCCGCCCGGGAATCGCTTGTGAAGCGTCGTGTTGCCCGCATCCCGTGCGCGAGGGTCTCGGACGCGGCCCCGGAGCGTGGGAGAGTCGCGGAGCATCGGGGCGATGCGGTCTTTGCTAAACGTTTCCGCCATCTCAAGGTTAGGCTGGAGAACGAGAATGGGCGAGGCGTCGAAGTCGACGAAATAGCCGATTGCGTTGAGGAGCATCTCGGATTTGCCCACCTGCGCGGAGGACATTACCACGGTCATTTCAAGAGCGGGATCGCAAATGGCGTCCATGATTCCGCGCTGGTACTCCGCCCGGCTCGTTCGCCACTGCCCTTGCTCGGCGGATGCCTCGCCGGAAAGGCGGCGTCGGTGGTCCGCCCACTGCGAGACGGTCCACTTGGGAGGCGGTGCCAGCGTTTTCGCCACGCAAGCCGCCAGCTCCCAGACGGCCAGCGCTTGCTCGGTCATGGCGCTTTTACAAAGCAGGCTTGCGGCTCTCGTTTCCACCACGGCTCGTTTGCTGGAAGCTCAAGCTCCCACCAATGCCCCGCGTTGGGTGTGATTGTTTGCCCGCAATGGTCGCACGTTTCCGGGCGCCCGCTTTGGTGCAACTCCGGCTCCCCATTCTCAAGCCGATCCCAGCACGGCCAACAATACAGCCGACCCACGCTGTTTGTTGGGAGATACTCGTGGCGGGTAATCTTTTGAAGGTCCACCCACGAAGCAGAAGGCTCGGTCATGGCGCGTCTTCTTCGAGGTCGTCCGGGCTGGAGGTCGGAACCTCGCGTCGAAGCTGCCGGGCGTGAATCTCGGCGGCGGGATAGTTCGCCAGCTCGGAAAGCGCCTCATGCATGGCGTCGGTGAGGATGGCCTTGCACTTGTTCGGGTCGTCGCTGTTGGCGACAAGCGGCGCGGTCTGCGTCGGGAGCGCGAGCAATCGGGCGCGAATGTTCGCCATGAACTGATTCATGACCTCCGCGACGGTCTCCGCGTCGTGGGATTTGCCTTTGATGAGCTTGGCCTCCTCCTCGGCCTTGTCGGCTCGGGCTGCGTAGAGTCGCGCCCGGTGCGCCTCGTAACTTCCGCCCTCGGCGGCATCGCCCCCGGAGCGCCCTGCGGCGCGGTCTTGCAAATATCGGACGTAACCGCGCACGGAGCCCCACAGGTCGTATCGTCCCCGCTCGCCTTTGATGACCACGCCCAATTTCGCAAGCTGCTGAACCCTCATGTCCGTGAGGTTGAAGAGCTTGGCGAGTGTCCCAACGGGGACTGTCGGGGATGCGTTTTCGTTGGCCATATTAGAGGCGCGCCGCTCGCATCTCCTCGAAGGTTTTGCCGGTGTCCGCGTGGACGGCCTGCTTACCGGTGAACGTCTGCCACCGGGAAACGATGACGTCCACGTAGGCCGGGGAAAGCTCCATCGAGTAACAGACGCGGCCCGTCTTTTGCGCGCCCATCAGGGTTGAGCCGGTGCCGCCGAACGGCTCAAAGGCAAGCCCGGCTTCCGGGAGGCTGGACCGCATAACGCGCTCCATCATGGCGACGGGTTTGGGCGTGGCGTGCCCGTGGCGCTCGTCCCCCACAACGCGGGGAAATTCCCAAACGTCTGTCATGGCGTCGTGGGTGTTGTCGAAAAAGCTGCGGAGTTGATCGCGCATTTCGGAAACGCTGGCTTTTGCCGCGTCCCACTCGGCTTTCAGTTCCGCCCACGGCTTGGAAAATGCGCCAGGGTAGGCGCTTGCAAGCGTGCGGTAGTGGTTTTCGGGAATCAGGCTGAACTGCGAGCGGGTGAACCAATGCGTGAACATGCCGCACCCGCAAAGGCGCTGAACGTCTTTTGCGGTGATCCGGGCTTTTTTGGCCTGCGTTTCCAAGTAGGCGCGCAAGGGCTCAAGAACTTCCGGGAATTGGTCCGCGTTCAAGTTGCCCATGAACTGATTCCCGAACTGGAAAAACAGACAACGCTCGGTGGCGGTTTGGTATGCCACGGCGTCGGCCCATCCCATCCCCGGGGTTGTCCCCTTGTTCCACACGATCTCGTTTTGAAGCTCTAGGCGCTCGCTTCCTGCCAAGCCTCCCGAATACCACAAGCGCCAAAGCTCGGGAGCGTTCCCCCAGATATAAGCGGAGCCTCTCGGCTCTGTGACGGATCGCGCAACGCGCCACCACGCCATCTGGAAGCGGTCGAGGGCGTCCCGCTTGAGGTTGTCGTTCTCTACCCCTTCGCTTTCCTTTCCCATCCCATAGGGCGGGTCGGCGTGGATGAGGAGGGCGGTTTTCCCGTCCATCAGTTTCGCAACGGCTGCGGCGTCCGTGCTGTCTCCGCACATCACGCGATGCGGCCCGAGCTGCCAAATGTCGCCCGTGGTAGAGAGCGGCTTTTGCGGCTCTTCCGGCACTGCGTCGGCGTCGGCTGAATTGGTCGCGGTCGGAGTCTCACAGCGCAAAAGCTCCTCCATTTCCTCAGCCGTAAACCCGACAAGGCCGATGTCGAAGCCGTCCTCCTCAAGTCCTTTGAGTTCAACCCTCAGAAGCTCGTCGTCCCACCCTGCATTCAGGGCCAGCTTGTTGTCGGCTATGACGTAGGCCCGTTTTTGCGTCTCGCTCAGGTGCCCGAGCCGGATGCACGGCACCTCTTCGAGGTCGAGCTTGCGAGCGGCCAGAATTCGCCCGTGCCCGGCGATTATGTCGTTATCTTCCCCGATCAAAACGGGGTTGGTGAAGCCGAACTCCCGGATAGAGGCGGCAATCTGAGCAACCTGGGCGTCGGAATGGGTGCGGCTGTTGCGTGCGTAGGGTATCAGGCGCGCCGTGGGAACGTGTTCAATTTGCGGCTTCATGCGTTGTAAAAAAGGGGCTGTTTTTCGCTGTTTTTGTCTGCCTCTTTAATTGCGCCAGAATGCCCGACAATCGCTTTGGGAGTCGTTCCGCGGTCCTGCTATGTTTCTGCGTTTTGGCGCGCTTCTAGGGGCCTCCGGCAAAGCAAAATGCGGTTTCCTGTGCTGCATCTAGACCCCCTCCGCAAGTTTTTGCGCCCC